CGCCACCAGCAGCAGCCCCGCGATCCATCCGGCCAACTTCAGTTTCGTTTTCATACGTTGTTTCCGCTTTCTCGCTTTCTGCATTCTGCCTTCTTCCTTCTGCCTTCTCATTCCAGCCGGTAATCCACATCCATGATCGCCGCATTCGCCCCCGCATCCGCCGGCGCCGTATTCGCATTCGCCGGGCTTGTGGTGGACAAAAACAGATAAATCCCTTTGATGAACGGTTTGCCCGTGCTCAAATCCAGCGTCGTGCACACCCCCGCCGGGCACAGCTCCACCACCCGCGGCGCCACGCTCGCCGCCGTCCCCGCCGCCAGGTCAAAGATCCACAAATACACGTTGGTCGCCGCGCTCAGGTTGCTCACCACCACCTTGTGCAGCTTCAGCCGGATAAACGACAGATTCTGCCCCACCGGCGCCTGCAAGCTCGACACGTAGTTATTCCCGCTCACATTCGTCGCGTACAGATCCGCCCCTAAAACTTTCATTCCACCAATCATATTTTTCCTTTCCTGTAGCACCCGCGTCTCGCGGGTGTCCGGGGCCGTCCCGGCCACGGAGTTCGTATCACCTGGTCCGCACAATCACCTTCATCTGCCGCCGCATACTCATCCGGGTGTCCGGGGCCGTCCCGGCCACCGAGTTCGTATCACCTGGTTCGTACGATGGTCTTCACCCGCTGCCCCATCTGCCCCACGTACAAGCTCTTCACCTCATCCAGCTCATCCGCTGCGATTGCCTGCGCCGCCATCGCCGCCGCCCGCCCCGCCTCATTCTGCCCGCTCAAATCCTTCTCCCAATCCGCCGCCATCCCCAGCACCAGGTACCGGTGAAAGATCCGCGGGATCGCCACCACCGCCCACTCCGCCGGCTGCGCCACCGGCGTGTCTCCCGCGTTCGTCGCGGTGACGGCCGTGTAAAAGTTTCCCGGACACGCCGCGCTGCTGAAATACACCTGCGCCCCCGCCGCGTACGCCACGTCCGCCCGGAACGGCATGCCCCCCAGCTTCGGGCAACGGATCCGGTACTGCACCCACGCATACGCCATCGGCGTCATCACCTGGATCCCCTTGTCCGAGAGCCACCAATTCAGCTCATTGCCCCGCGTCGTCACCTTCGGGTTCGCGCTCCACACGCTCTCCACCACCGTGAACGCCGTCTGGCCGCTCTGCTCATAGGGGATATAGGCGTCAAACGCCGGCACCAGCCCCCAGGCCGTCCCATCCGTCGGCAGATCCCCCGGCGCCGACTGCAGGGCAAAGAGCTGGTACACATTGTTGGTGTACTGCACCATCGCCCCCTGGTTGTAGGCCACCGTCGGATCAAAGGGCAGCACATTGGCCACCGGCTGGTTGTACTCCGTCCCCACCGGATCGGGCTGGATCGCGTACGCCTGCGTCACCGCCCAATAATTCAGGTTCACGTTCCCGCTCCCATCCGTCGGCGGCGTGTTGGCCGGCACCGCCGTCAGCGCGCAGAAATACTGCCCCGTCAACGCCCAATAAACCTCGTTCGCCGAATTATCCACCCCCGCCATCGCCGCCGCGTACGTCTGCGCTGGGTTATACGGCAGCCGGAACCACCGCTGCTCGCACCGCCCCAGGTCCGGCCAGTAATGATGCCGCCACGCCGCGTCCAGGCGTCTGGACGCAAACCGCCGCCACGCCATGAACTCCTGCGTCGTCAGGTGGTCCGCGTCCTCGCCGGCCTCCCCGCACGCCTCCCGCAGCACATCCTCAAAATTCGTCGTATCCATGGCTATTACCTGGGGAGGACACCCGCCCCGGGTGTCAACGTGGGCGCCCCGCCCGCGGTTTTCGCAACGCCGGACACCGTAACGCGCGCATATTTCCCCGCCGCGAGCAGATACCCCTTCTCCGGAAACCGCGCCTTGAGAGCAGGGCTGGGTTCATACGGTTTGTCGGGCACCGTGATCCGCGCCCTGCTCACCAGCTTCGGCCCCCTTACCGCCGGGTTATCCCGCTCAAACTCATGCAGGAACTGTTTATCCTGCCAGCACTCATACCCCAGCCTTCGGCCCCAGTAATGGAACGCATCCGCCGTGATCACCATGCGCACCCGGCCCAGCCCCGCCGTCGCCTTATGCTCCAGCGGCACCCCGCGCGCCGCCAGGTCCTGCAACCGCGGCGCCCGCTGCAGCGTCATCACCTCGCGCCCCACCCGGCCCCGGCGGAATTCCTCGATCACTCCCGCCGGCATCGCGCTCAAGTCAATTCCCAGGCTCATGATGGCAAGTAGGCAAGTCCCCCCTCCCCGCCGACCGGGGAGAGGGTTGGGGAGGAGGCGTCAATGATAGCAACTGTACGTGATCGAATTGTACGTCATCGCATTCGTCCCCGCCGGCGAACTCGATGTGTCCGGCCGGATCTGCTGAAACCCCGCCAACTGCGCCGCCGTCAACTGCACAAAGCCCGACGCCGGCGTCGTGCCGTTCAACGTCGTCACCACCTGGTAGGGCTGCGTCGTCGTCCACGTGCTCCCGTTATACAGGTCAAACCCGTTGGTCACCGTCGTGGTCGCCGTCCCGGCCGCCTGCACATTCACCATCAACGTCACATTCGCCCCCGGCGGTATCGCATAGGTGCTCGCCGTGTTTGCGTACGTGATCGTGTTCGTCGCCGGGCTCGATAGCGCCGTCGGCAGCGTAAACGACCCCGTATCCCATTGCCCCTGGCCGGCCCCCGCGGATAGCGTCAGCCCCGCGATCAGTCCGATCAGCCCGATAGGTCCAATTATTTTCTTCATATTTCGCTCTTTCTCTTTCTGCCAAATTTATCTTTGTTCCGGGTTTTGGTTGGTAAAGGAGCGCGGGGGAAAACGCCTCAGTAAAACCCCGCGCCCCGGGGAACAACCCCGGGCGCTCAACCCAACGCCCGGGGAATCGCTTCGCTCAACTCAACGATCCAGCGTGTTCAGGTCAATGAAGTTCACGTACACGTGCACCTCGCCCGCCGTCCAGGCGGCAATCGCGTTCTGCGACGTCACCGTGATCAGCAGTTGCCCCACCGCCGTATAGACCGTCGGCTTGGTCAGGTTATACCCGCCCTTGGCCCCCGTCGTCGTCAGGTCCAGGCCCGCCGCCGTCACCCCGTTGGCCGGCGTGTCCGTGATCGCGCACGTCAGCGTCCCGGCCTGCCCGGTAAACGCCGTCTTCACGATCACCAGCGCATTGTCAACCAGCGCATTGGCCGGAAACGTGTTCGCCTCGTTGAAGCCTGGGAAGATGCTCGCCGCCACCCCGCTGGTCAGCTTGATGATGTCCGCGTACGTCAGCACAATTTTCGTTGTAAAGCCGCAACTCGCCGCCTCCAACGCCGTCAAAGGAATTACATTCATGTTATTTGCCTCGGTTATGGTTTCGTTTGTTTATCGTGCCAGTCCCCGGACTAGCTCACCGCGTAAAACTTGCCGCCGATCAACGGGTTCTTGTTCACCAGGCCCAGCACGGCCTCGATCATCGCCCGCGGCCCGCTGCCATCATTGGCCAGCGGCGTCACCCGCGGCTGCCAGCCCCAACTCAAGGCCAGCCGGTCCATCGGGCACACATATCCCCGCGCCTTGCCCGCCGCGCTCGGCGTCCGCGTCCCCGTGTTCGCCAGCAGCAACGACGTGTGCAACTGGATATTGTTGAAGTCCCCCTCGTAAATGAGGATGTTGCTGGTGATCTTCTTCTCGCTGATCTCCTGGTTGAACGTCCGCAAACTGATCTGCGTGTTCTGCGTCCCGCTCGAGATCTGCGTGAAATTCGTGAACGCCCGCTTCAGCGCCGTCCCGCACACCAGCACCAGGTCCTGGCTCTTGCCGTACTGCGTGAACACGCTCTCCAGCAGCGGCTTCACGTCGCCGTTCTCCGAGAGCTGCGCCGTCACCGTCGTGTTCAAGCTCGCCGCCGGCGTCTGGTAACTCGGGGGCAACGGCAGCGCCGTCCCCGCGTTCCCGTACCACGATCCCAATCCGCGCAACTGGTAGGGCTTCTCCTCGCTCTCCTCCAACTGCGTGTCATTGTCGCTGCCCAGCGCCACCTCGATGTCGCGCGCGATCTCCTCCAGCTTCTTGTCAATCGAGCGCGCCATTTCACCCTCGCTCGCGCCGGCCACGTGCGAAATCTCCTCCGCCACCGTGCCCACGCCCGCCGTCCGGCGGAACTTTTGCGCGTACGCGCTCAGCTTGGCCCGGTTCTGCGCCGCGTTTTCCACGTTCTTCACCGGCACGCCGTCGGCCACCCCGTTCGGATTCGGCACGTCGTACAAGTCCGCCTGCCAATCCATCCGCATGTTGGTGAGTTTCTGCTCCTTGGGCAGCATTGCCAAAAGAGGTTTCTCCTTGAAGTCATCCAGGGAGATCAGATCGAAAAGCATTTCCCGCTTCCCAACCTGTGAAGGTTCTACGATTTGAGCCATAAAAAGACTTTCTCTTTACTGGCTCGTCCCGCGCTTCCGCGCTATTTTGGAACGAGCGTTTGAATGTATTTCAAACGCGCTTTCTTGTCTCCGCTCAGGGCCGCCTGCATCGTCTCGTCCGTCACCGCGTTCGCCTTGGCCGGCCGCACTTGCGCCGGCTGCGCCCGGGGCGATGGTATCTTCGCCGGAATCGGCCGCTTCGGCTTGGCCGCCGCCGGCTTGGCCGCCGCCTGCATCTTCTGCCAGGCCTCCAGCCCCAGCGCCTGCAACGCCACCGCCCGCGGCCACCACGGATACTGCTTCAGAAAAGGCGCCGCCTGGATGATCGAGTCAAACACCTTCCGGCGTTCGCTCTTGGCATCCTTCAACTCCGGCAGCATCGTCAGCGCCTCGCCCGCGTACGCATCCGCGCTCTTCAGGAACTGCGCCCGCCGCGGCACCTCGCGCCGCAACGTCCGGTCCGCGTTGGCCTTCACCGTCCGCAGAAACCGGCCCATCGTCGCCGGCGAGTACTCCTCCTGGCCGTCCGCGTTTTTCAACGCCACCTTGGCCCCCTTGAGCACCTCCGCCACCGCGTCCGGGTCCGCCTCGAGCTGCGCCAGCAGATCGTCCGCCTGGTCCAGCGCCGTCTCCGCCTGCTGCGCCACCCCCGCCAGCTTTTCCGGGCTGTCCACGTCCGCCAGCGGTCCGGCATTCGCCGGCATCGGCAGCGCCGTCACCTTGGCCGCCGCCGCCAGGTCCTCCTGCGCCTTCGCCAGGTCCGCCTCCAACTGCGCCAGCTTGTCCGCGGCCGCCTTCGTCTTGGCCACTTCCTTGCCGATCCGCTTGTTGATGCTCGCCTGCGTCGCCTCATCCAGCTTGCCCTTCAACTCCGGGTCATCCGCCAGATGGTCCGCTTCGCCTTCCGGCGTTGCCGCCGCGGCTGTCTCCTGGCTGCTGAGCCAGGCCAGTTCCGCCTCGTCAAACTCCGGCTGCTGCGCCTGCGCCGCCGCGATTTCCTCCGGCGTCTTCGCCGCTTCCATCGCCGCAAACCACGCCAGCTTCTCCGCCGACCACTCCGGCTCCGCTTTGGACTCCGCTTTTGCTTGCTTGCCCTGATCAGATTGAGAAAGAGCGTCAGGTTTCCCGGCTACCGCCTCAGGCTTCTTTTCGCCCGCCGTTTCGCCGGCCTTTGCTGGTTCCGGTGGCCGTCCGCTCGCCTCCAGTACATCGCTCGCGAACGCCTTCAACACTTCCTCACGCCCCGGCACCACTGGCGCTTCAGTTTTGGTTACTGTGGTTTCAGCGGTTTTTTCCGGGGCCGCAGACCCGGTCTTTTCTTTGCTCATGCGTTTAACCTCGCAAGTCGGTTTACCCGTCGCAGATTTTGTCCGTTGCGTCCAAAATCAGAAAGCCCGCGTTCGGGCCGACTCAAACACGGGCTTCACTTTTTGACAATCCCCTGCCTCACCATCTGCCGTCATCTGCCGTCATCTGCCGCCATTTACCCCTCACTTGCCTTCCTCCCCCTCTCCCCCCAAAGGGGGAGAGGGCCGGGGTGAGGGGCCTTAAAAATCAAAAGATCACTCCTTCTTCCTTCTGCCTTCCTCCTTCTGCCTTTCCTCCAGCGCGTCCCTCATCGTCCCCTCGATCACCCGCCGCAAATCCCGCGCATGCGCCAGCCGGCCCGCATTAAACTGCCGGGCCCCGTCCGTCAGTTGCGGCATCGTCGCCGCGTCAATCTCCGCGTCCGTATCCGCCTCCACCAGCGCCAGCAGCGCCCGGTAAAACGGATGCGTCGGCTCCAGCGTCAGAAAATTCTGTTTGATTTCGTTCGCATTCATAAACGTATTGGGTAGGACACCCGCCCCCGGGTGTCACCGTGGCCGCCCCGGCCGCGGAGTCCGTAACGCGGCGTCGCTCAGTGGTGTACGTTCCGCCGCAACGCCGCCACCGGACGCAGCATCTTCAACTCCTCCCGCTGCCGCGCCATCACCTCATCCCGCACCTTGACGGCTTCCCGCAATTTCCGTATCTCCCCCCGCCACTTGAAAATATTCCACGTAATCTTTTCCCTCATAATCACGCCTCAAAATTCCGCATATTCGCAAACTCGTCATACGTCAGCCGCCAATCCCGCCGCAACCTCTCCCGGATCCGCTGCAGCGCCCTCCGTTCAATCTGCTGAATCAGCGCCCCCGAACACCCGCACACCTCCCCAATATCATCAGCCGTAAACCGCTCCTGCGGCCGCCGCACCGCCGCCAGCACCTCCAGCCCCAGGTCAATACCCTCCGATTTGGCGCCCATGGCTCCCCTCACGTCAACTGCTTCACCCCCGTCCGGCCCACGCCCTTATTGGCCTGCTGATCCGCCCCCTGCTTCAAATTCTTCAGGTAATTGGCCACCAACTCCGAAAATCGTCCATTCGGCTTGCTCCCGTTCTGCGCCTGCGCCATGGCCATCTGCTGCGCCACCTGCGGGCCCAGCGCCTCCTGCGCCACCCGCGGATCCAACGCCGCCATGAAATTCGGGTTGCCCTGCAAATGCTTCGCCGCGTACCCCAGCTTCATGTTCGCCGCCGGGTCATTGCTCGCATCGTCATAGATCGCCTCGCTGCCCAGGAACATGTTCGCCAGGTCGCTCTGCACCCCCTTCTCCAGCGCCACGCTCGCCTGCCCCTGGTCCAGCACCAACTGCTTGGCCATGCCCGGATCTATCATCATCGCCTTGAACTTCGTCAGCGCCGCCTGGTCAATCGTCCCCGTCCGGTCATTCGCCGCCAAATCGCTGAACGCCGCCAGCTTCGCCTCCATCAATTCCGGATGAAACTGCGTCGCGTCAAACTGCATCACGTAGTGAAAATCATCCAGGCTCCCGCTGGGCGCCTGCCCCGTTACCGCCAGGATCTTCTCCGGCGCAAACTTCACCGTCAGCTCATACGCCAGTTGCAGCGCCTCCCCCCACATGATCAAAAACTTCTTCACCATCGGCTGCTGCAAGAGCGCCGCCAGTTGCGGCGGCAGCGCCGCGTCAAACAAACCGCAATACCGGTTCATCCGCGTCCGGATCCCGCTCACCACCGTCTCCGCCGGCGCCATCCCCGCCGTCGGCATCTGCATGAAATGCGGCTCCCGCCCCGGCACAAACTCATTCTGCACCGCCGGGCCGATCTTGTACTTCGCCGTCAACCCCTTGGGCACATTCAGCGGCGGCACCGTCGAGATCCCCGCCAGGTCCACCACGTTGTCAATCATCGCCTTCTCCACGTTCTGGTCCGTATTGAGAATTTCGGCCAGCCCCCGCGTCGC